TACAAATTCTAATTGAATTTGTTCTTGTGCCATGAATGAAATGTGTTCAAGTATGTTTTTTTGTAATGACATCATTGCTATTGGATTATTTTGCACCATAGAGATAGACATAAAACTTAAATGTGCATCAATGTGAGCTTTGTGGTCTTGTCCTGGAAATGCTTGAAACGGTTTTCCATTAATTGCCATAATATTTTCTAACGCCGGATCCATTGGTTGTGGTGGAGCTGGTGGTGGAAGTATTGCATTTACATTTTTTACAC